GCGTTGCTCAACAGCACCCGCGAACGCTTCAATACGATGCGCGCCCCGGACGGCTCGCTCTGGCCTTCGCTCTCGCCCGGCTACGCAGGGCGCAAATCGAAAAACGCCGAGCTGATTTTGACCCTGAACGGCTACCTGCGCGGCCTGCTGACGATCCAGACCAGCAAAGACACGCTGCGCATCGGTACCCCGCTGATCTACGGCGCCACGCACCAGGTCGGCGATGCCTCCCGCCATATCCCCGCCCGCCCTTTTCTCGGTCTGTCCGAGAGCGATACTCAGGACATCCTGGACGCCTTGGAGGAATGGCTGGCGCGAGATCTGCCCGCGTAGCGCGGTTAACCCCCATTCAATAAACAACTTTTCGCCGTTTTATCCCATTAACGGGGACATAAAAACGCCCTGCCGCCATGCCTTGCCTGCGCGCCGACCGCCGCAGCGGCGTTTTACGGCGTTTTCTCGCCCGGCCCGCACCCCAAGCCTTCCGAAAAATAGTTAAACGATTCTGCGCGTTTTTAAACGGCATCTGGACCATTTAGGGGGGCGATCAACGCCCCCTTTTTGCCGTCCGGCCGGATCACCCGCGTTTTTACGGTTTTCAACCCGCTGAAAAGCCACCAACGCCGCCGCGCGCTACCCTGCCGGTATGAACCTCGCCCATGCCTGCAATCTGCTGCTGGATGCTGCCGCCACTCCCCCGGACTGGATCGAGCTATTGCCTGTGGGCCCTGTTATTACGGGCCTCGATGGCCGCCGCTGGCTATTACGCGATCCGCCCGCCCTGGTCGCCGCCTTCCAGCGCCGGGAATTGCCGATGGTTATCGACTGGGAACACGCCAGCGAACATCGCGCGCCGCACGGCTTGGATGCGCCCGCTGCCGGATGGATCGACAAACTAGAGCTGCGCGGAGGGGCTGTCTGGGGCCACGTCGACTGGACAGAACGCGCCGCCCAGCAAATCCGCGCCCGCGAGTACCGCTACCTCAGCCCAGTGTTTACCTACCAAAAGACCGACAAGGCCATCGTCGCGCTGACCTCGGCAGGGCTGACCAATCAACCCAATCTGACGCTGACCGCACTCAATCATCAGGAGTCTCCGCTTATGTCTGTCCCTGAAGCACTGTGGGCCGCGCTGAATCTGCCCGCCACCGCCACCGAGCAAGATGCGCTCAACGCCCTGGCCGCGCTCCGCACCGATCTGGCAACCGCGCGCAACCGCGCCGAAACCCCGCCGCTGGAGAAGTTCATCCCACGCGCCGACTACGACCAGGCGCTGGCGCGGGCCACCCATGCCGAGCAAAAGCTGGCCGATCTGGAAACGGCCCAGCGCCAGGCCCAGATCGATGCCTTGATCGAGAAGGCCCTCCAGGCCCGTCAGATTGCCCCAGCGACCGAATCGTATTACCGGGCGATGTGCCAGCTTGAAAACGGTCTGGCCGAATTCGGGAAATTTATTGCCAAAGCCCCGCCGGTGATCGGCGGCGATTCCGGACTGGAGGGCAAGCCACCGCCCACCAGCACGGCGCTAAACCGCACGGCCTTTGAAGCGCTCACCCCTCAACAAGCCCGCGCGCACCTGGCCAACGGCGGCCAGGTCACCGATTAAGGACGTAACTCATGGCCAATACCCTCACCAGCTTGATACCCGACATCTACGCCGCGCTGGATGTGGTCAGCCGCGAACTGGTCGGCTTCATCCCGTCGGTGGCGCGTGACCCCGCCGCCGACCGGGTGGCCGTCAATCAAACCCTGCGCGTGCCGATTTCTCCGGCGAACGCCGCCGGGACCAACATCGCCCCGGCCATGTCCCTCCCGTCCGCCGCCGATCAAACCATCGGCAATGTGACGCTGACGATCAGCAAGTCGCGGGCGTTTCCGTTCTCCTGGAGCGGCGAGGAGCAATCCGCTGTCAACATGGGGCCGGGTTTCCTGACCTTAAAGCAAGGCCAGATCGCCCAGGCGATTCGCGCGGCGATCAATGAGATGGAAACCGATATCGCCGTGGCCGCCTACAAAGGGGCCTCGCGCGCGTATGGCACCGCCGCGACGACACCCTTCGCGACCGCCGGGGATTACTCCGACGCCGCCCAAACCCGCAAGCTTCTGGATGACAACGGCGCGCCGCTGTCCGACCGCGCCCTGGTGATCGACACCACGGCGGGGGCTAATCTACGCGGCAAGCAGGCGCAGTACCAAATGACCGGCGAGGTCAACCTCCAGCGCCAGGGCGTGCTGCTGGACATCAACGGCTTTGCCATCCGCGAATCCGCTCAGGTCTCAACGGTCACGGCAGGCACCATGGCCAGCGCCACCACCAGCGCCGCCGCGCTCACCGTCGGGCAAACTGTGTTGCCGCTGGCCACCGCCGGCACCGGCGTGGTCGCCGCCGGCGATGTCATCACGCTCGCCAACGACAGCAATAAATACGTGGTGTCCGCCGTTTCGTTCGCGGGCGCGAATCCGGCCTCGGGCGACACCATCACGATTGCCGCGCCGGGGATTCGCAAAGCGCAGTCCAGCGCCGCGCGCGCCATTACCGTGGTCGCCACCGCCGCGCGCAATGTGGCGTTCACGCGCAATGCCATCCTGCTGGCCACCCGTCTTCCGGCGATTCCCGCCGAGGGCGATCTGGCGTCGGACCGCATGACCATCACCGACCCGGTCTCCGGGATCAGCCTGGAATTCGCCGTCTATCCCGGTTACCGGATGGCCGTCTATCACGTGAGTCTCGCCTGGGGCGTGTCGGTGATCAAACCCGAACACGTCGCCGTGCTACTCGGCTAAGCCATTCCCCCTTTTGACAAAGGGGGGTGAGGGGGGATTTTGCCCTACGCCACGCAAGACGATATCGAGGCGCGCTATCCCGGCGAGCTGACGCAGGCCGGGCCGACGGTGGACGGGGCGCTTGATGATGCCGCCGTCGAGCTGGCCCTGGCGGCTGCATCCAATACCCTCGATCTGACCCTGCGCGGGATCGGCTGGACGGTGCCGGTTGCCGCTCCGGTGCCGCGCTGGATCGTCGATCTCGTTTTAGACATGGCCTTGTACCTGGCCACGCCGAGCGCCCTGGCCAGCCAGCCCGACTTTGCCGACCGGCGCAAACGCTACGACACGGCGCAAAGCACCCTATCCGCCATCAGCAGCGGGACGCTGCTGCCGCCGCCGCCGTCCACCGGCGCCACCGGGGTCTACATCACCAGCAGCGCGCGCCAGTTTGGCCGGGGTGTGCTGTGAACCTGGCCCCGGCCCTCGATGCCGTCGCCGCTGATTTAACCCCGCGCTTCCCCGGCCTGACCGTCGGCGTTCACGGCGGAGCCTTCACGGAACGGGAATTGGCCTTGTGGCTGGGCAGTGTGCCTTGCCTGCGCGTCGGCTGTCTGGGCCTGAATCGCATCGCGCCCCGGGGCGGACGCGGTGATTGGCAGGCCGATCTACGCTGGACGGCCTACATCCTGACCGCCGATCGCGGGACCGTCGGCCGCTTGACGCTGGCCCTCAACAGCGTGGACACCCTGATCAGCTACCTGATGACGGGGCCGCGCTGGGGCCTGAACGGCAGCGCGCCCACTCTCGATAGCATTCAGGCTGAAAACCTCTACACCGGACCGGTCAACGTGCTCAGCGTCGCGCTGTGGGCGGTGGCCTGGACCCAAACCCACCATTTTGTCGGAGTTCACGCATGAGCGGTCTGATCTGTGCAGGCAATGTCTATCTCAATCGCAAGGTGTCCGGCGCGTTCGGCGGCTTTCACGGCCCGATCAACGCCACCAAGTTCAGCATCTCGGTCGGCAAATCGACCACAATCGAGCGCACAAGCTACATGCGCGACAGCTATGGCCAGACGCTGGATAGCGTTGTCATCCCCGGCGGTTCCACCCTGACCATTGAAACCGATGACGCCGCCGCCGACGTGCTGCAATACATGCTGCTCGGCACCCTGACCGACATCACCGGCAACACCACGGCGATCGTCGATGAAGCCATCACCGGCTATCTGGGCAAGTGGACCAAGCTCAGCCGGCGCAACGTGGGCACGGTCACGGTGAAGAATTCCGCCGGGGCAACCACCTACGTCAACGGCACGGATTACACCCTCGATGCCGTCGCGGGCATGATCAAGCCCCTGGCCAGCGGGGCCATGACCGACGCGCAAAGCCTGAAGGTGAGTTTCACCCCAGCGGCCATGACCGCGCGGCAGATCATTGCTGCAACAAGCACTGAGGTGCGGGCCATGGTGCGCCTGGACGGCACCAACCTGGCAAATCAAAAGAAGGTCGAGGTGCTATGTCACGAAGCTGTGCTGATCCCGTCGGGTGAACTCGACCTGGCCGGGCAAAAGTTCCTGACCTTCGGCCTGTCGGGCACCCTGATCACGCCGACCGGTGAATCCGGCCCGCTGATCTATCGCGAGATCGACTGATGTCCATCACGCTCGGCGTAGTGACCCTGCCCGGTGATCTGCGCTGGGCGGATGAGTTTGCATGGTCGCCGGTCGTCCAGAGCGCTGAATACTCACTGACCGGCGCGCTGATCGTGCAGACCGCGACCAGGCTGGCCGGGCGACCGATCACCCTGGAGGCGCAGCGCGATACCTGGGTGACGCGGGACACCGTGCTTGCGGTGCAGGCATTGGCCGATACACCGGGCTGGGTGGGCGTGCTCACCCTGCACGATGGCCGCGTGTTTACGGTGGCGTTCCGCGACGAGGGTTTGAGGGCGGACCCGGTACGGCACATCGCGCCGCATGAAGACGCGGACGCTTATACCCTGACTTTGCAGTTGCAGACGATTTCTATTTATCGGCTTCATAAAGACCTATTAACCCCCGTTTTAATCCTCCCTTATGGCTGAACGCAACCTCGCACTGCAACTGATCATCAGCGCTAAGGACGAAGCGACCGCGCTGTTTGGGCGGATTTTCGGCTATCTGGATGACAACACCAAAGTCATTGCCGGGAAAATCCGCAATGCCTTCACTAATGTTTTTGGGGGCGGCGCAGCCAGCGCCCTCGAATTGGAGGCCCAGCTTGACCGCGTGGCCGCCAAGGGCGGCTACACCGCCACGGAAATGGTCCGGCTCAAGGCCGCTGCCCAGCAACTGGGCGTGCAGTTTGGCGTTACGGGCGTGGAAGCTGCACACGGCATGGAGACCTTGGCCGCAGCTGGATTGTCGGCGGCGGACGCGATCAAGACCCTACCGCAAGTGCTGGCGCTGGCCAAAGCCGAGCAAATCAGCACCGATTTGGCCGCCGAGCGCCTCATTGACTCCCTATCGGTCATGGGGCTGGGCTTTCAGGAAGCCGGGCGTATGGCCGATGTCTTGGCTAAGGGTGCGGACATCACCACCTCCAGCGCCATTCAGCTCGCCGAGGCTCTCTCGGAAGCCGGGGGTGTGGCGCGAGCAGCCGGCCTGAATCTGGAAACCACGGTCGCCGCCCTGGACCTGCTGCATAAAAACGGCATCAAGGGGTCCGAGGCAGGCACGGCGCTCAAGGGTATTCTTACTGCCCTGATCGACCCTTCCAGTAAAGCCAGCCAGGAACTCACCGCGCTTGGAATTACCAGTCGCGATCTAGGAGACGTGCTCGGCGGCTTGCAGGCAGCCGGTGGCGCGGCCAATGGCGCAATCCTCGCTTTTGGCACCGAAGCCGGGCCGGGCCTACGCGCCTTGCTGGCGGAAGGTCAGACCAGCCTGAACGACTACATCGCGCAGCTTGCAAACGCTGAAGGCGCGGCGCTGGGGGCTGCCGAGAACATGGGCGGCAATCTCAAGGGCGCGCTGGCGGCCCTGGAAAGCGCCTGGGACAGCCTGAAATCCGCGCTTCTTGACCCGCTGCTAGAACCGATCACCAAGCAAGCCAGGGAACTAACCAAAGCGTTTGAAGAAGGATTAAGCAGCGATAAATTCAAGGCCGTTCAAGATACGATCCAGGATTTTGGCGAGAACGCAGCGAAAGCGATTGACGATTTCGTTAAGAGCTTTGATTTTCAGGGCGCGCTGGCCGCGCTTTCGGAGTTTGTTAGCCAGGGGAAAGGGCATTTTGACACGATTGGCAAGGCGGGCACGGTCGCCGCCAGTGTTGTGCAAATCGCCTGGAACGGCGTCACCGCCGGATTTAAAACCATTGGCGCAGGCATGGCTGAACTGGTGGCTAGTGTTGTAGCAACGCTGGCCAATATCGAGCAGGCCGCTAGCAAGGTCGGACTCGGCAGCGCCGAGCGCGCCGCCACACTGCGCGCCACGGCGCTGGAGATGCAGGCCACCGCTGCTGACCTGCTGACTCAGGTGGCGCAAGACGGGGCAGACATTAAAGCGGCCTATGATCGGCTTAAGCAGGAGATGGAGGACACGAAAGCCGCCGCCGAAAATCTGCGCAAGGAGTTGGAGACGCCGCCCAACGCGCTGGTGTTGGAGCCGATCACCAAGACCCTGGCGGATTACAAGGCGCAAGTGGATCAGCTCAAGACCGCCCAACAGGAAGCAGCGAAAGCCGCCGATGCGGCGGAATGGGAATGGTTGCAAGTCGGCGCAGCGATGGATCAGGGCAAGGCCAGTGCCTATGAGTATGAAACGGCGGTCAATGCCAATAAGGCGGCGCAAGAACAACTCGAAGCCGTCAATAAAGCGCTGACCGCCGCGCAATCCGAGTATACGGCAGAAGTGCAGCGCACCTTGCGCGAGATCGGTAACGAAAGCGCTGCGATCGCCAAGACACTCCCCGCCAAAAAAGAGTTGTTTGAACAAAACCTGACGCTAACCCGGACCGAGGGAGAGATTGCCGAATCCTACACTGCCAGCATGGAAGCAGGTGTTCGGGCCGCGCAAGCGGAATTGGCGCTGGCCCAAGCCAAAGGCGATCATCAGGCGATTGCCGAGGCGCAAGTCAAGGTCGCTCAGGATGAACTTCTGGCGCTGCAAGCCAAGCGCATTGAGCAAGAGAAAGAGCTTAAAGCGTACCAACTGATCGCCGAACGCATCGCCGACCTCACCCGCCGGAAAGCAGTGCTGACGGACACCGAGGCGCTGGAACTGGCAGCGCTCAATCAAAAATATCCCGCCATTGGCGAAGTCATCGCGGCCCGGAAAAAAGACATTGCAGCCACGGATGCGCAAATCGAAACCCAGCGACGTGAGGCCGACCAAGTCCGGCGCATGGCAGGCCCTCTTGGCGAATTGATCCGGCTGTATCAAGACCAGACCCGCGAACTAGAGCGCGAAATCAGCGCCATCGAATCCAGCTACGCCGCCCGGATTGCCGAACAGCGAAGTATCGAACAGGTCGCCCTCGCCAAGGGTGACGAGGTCGCTGCCAGTCAAGCCGCGATCAAAATACTGGAACTCGAAGCCGATCTAGCTGAAAAGAAGGCCGCGCTAGCGCAACAAGAAGCCGATCAGGCACAAAAAAACCTGGAGTTGAAAACCCTTGAGCTGCTCGCCGACGGCGCGCTCAGCGAAGCGGATCAACAGCAGCTTGCCGATTTGCAAGCTCTCGCCGAAGGCAAACAGGCCGCTGCCGACGCTTCGAGTATCCACGCCGCCGGAATGCACGGCGAAGCCAGCGCCGCACGGGGCGCGTCTTC